GGCAACGGCATGAACTGGCCGACCAGCGACGGCACTTCGGAAGAGGGTGAGATCCTCGATCAGAACGCCACCGCTGCGGACGCGGACCTGTCGTTCGGCACCAAGGATCTGCCAGTCTACAAGTATAGCTCGAAGACTGTCGCCGTACCGATCGAACTGCTGCAGGATAGCAGCGTCGATATCGAAGCGTTCGTCCGTGCTCGCCTGGTGACCCGCCTCGGCCGCGTCACCAACAAGCATTACACGATCGGCACTGGTTCCGGTCAACCCACCGGCGTGATGGTCGCGGCGGGCACCGGCAAGACGGGCACGACCGGCCAGACCGCAACTGTCGTCTTCGACGATTTGATCGACCTGGAGCACAGCGTCGATCCGGCCTATCGCGAGGGTGGCAATTGCCGCTTCATGATGAACGACAGTTCGGTGAAGGTGGTGAAGAAGCTGAAGGACAGCCAGAATCGCCCGATCTTCCTCCCCGGATATGATCTGGCGAACAATGGCAAGCTCGACACGCTGCTCGGCTATCCGATCAAGGTGAACCAGCACGTGGCCGATATGGCAGCGAACGCCTATTCGATCGCGTTCGGCGATTTCAGCCACTACGTCATCCGCGACACCATGGCGATCGAGATGTTCCGGTTCACCGACAGCGCCTATGCGCGGAAGGGCCAGGTTGGTTTCCTCGCCTTCCTTCGCTCGGGCGGCAACTTCATGGACGTCGGCGGGGCGGTGAAGCGCTACCGCAACAGCGCGACCTGATGACGCGGGGCCCGGCCTAATCGCCGGGCCCTTTTGTCCTTTCATTGGTTTGGGGATCTTCCATGTCGAAACCGAATATCGCGGCTCTGCAGGCCGCCGTCACCGCTGCGCGTGAGGCGCTCGCCGGTGACCCTGAAAATGAAACGCTGAAAGCGGACCTGGCGAAGGCGGCGCAGGCGCTGGCCGACGGCGAGCAGGAACTCGCCGAAGCGATCGAGGCCAGCAAGGTCGAGGTGCGCGTGCTGGTCGATCGCGGCGAGCATAAGGCCGACAGCGTTGCGCGGCTCCTCCCGGCGGAAGCGAAGCGCGCCGTCAAAGAGGGCTGGGCCGACGCGGATAAGGAGGCGATCGCCTTCGCCAAGGCCGAAGCCAAGTAAGGGGCGCGCGCCGCGATGCTGTTCACCCTGACCCCCACGGCCATGCCAGAAGGCTATGGGGAGGCCCTGCTGAGCCTGGATGCGGCCAAGCTGCATCTGCGCGTGGATGATGCCGAGGAGGATGATCTCATTGAAGTGCTTCGCGACGCTGCCCTGCAGCTGGTCGAGAAGTTCTGCAGCGTCCGCCTCGGCGTGGTGACCGGCATCGTGGCGACCTTCCCCGCCTTCGGGCGCGGAATGAACTTGGGCGTCGGGCCAGTGCCCACCGTCAACGTGACGGCCGTCAGCTACATCGGGAGCGACGGCGAGCCCATCGATCTGCCCGCTGGCAGCTGGCGGCTTTCGGTCGATGGCGCGCTGGTCCCGGCACCGGGCACCAGCTGGCCTACGGGCGGGCCGGTCACCGTGACGTTTGATGCGGGCTATGCAGCCGACGCTTGCCCTCGGCCGCTGATCGCAGCTGCCAAGCTGGCGCTCGGCCATCTCTACGCCATGCGCGACGTCGCCATGGAGGGCGAGGCGAGCGGCGGCATGCCCGCAGCCTTTGGCCTGCTATGCAGCGGCTACAGGATGCCGGTGCTGTAATGGCGTTTCAACCGCTGCGCGCCGGCGATCTTCGCACCCGGATCCGGATCGAGGTCGAGGCCCGGGTTTCGAATGGGCAAGGCGGATGGACGACGGCCTGGTCGCCGGTGGCGGTCACCTGGGCGAAGAAGGTGCCGCTGCGCGGCGATGAGATTACCCGTGACAGCATCCAGCGCGCGGTCAGCGTCACCCGGTTCGTGATCCGGCATCGTTCCGATGTGACGGCCAAGCATCGGCTCGTCGAAGTGAAGAAGGTCGGCGATGCCTATGAGGTTATCGGCGGCCCGTGGAATATCAGGCGGATCGACGATCCCTACGGCCGCCACGATCGGCTCGAGCTCGACTGCGAATGGCAGGCGGGCCTCGGCTGATGGCGCGTCGTGTCCAGGGTGGCGCGTCGATCCGCCGCCTCTTTCGTTCTCTGCCCGATGCTGCCCGCGATGAGATCGCCACTGTGCTGGACGACGGCAGCCGGGACATAGAACGGCAGATGGTGGCCCGCGCGCCACGCCGCACCGGCGCGCTGCAGGCTGGCATCAAGCGCCGGCTGCGCCGCAACGCGCTGTCGGTATCGATCGGTATCACCGGCACGAAGGCTGAGAAGCGCAAACTCTTCTATGCCCGCATCCTCGACCTTGGCCGCAAAGGCCAGACCGTGACCGCCAAGAGGCGGACGCCTGGTGGCGGCACGAGCCGCTACACCATGCGGGTGCGCGCGATCGGCGCGAAGCGGTTCGTCACGGGTCGCTATTCGGACGCGCGCGCGGTGCTCAATAATCGACTGAAAGGCGTCTGGGACCGGATCCTGCGCCGCGTCGCAGGGGGTGATTGATGACCAGTGCTGAAGACGCGATCGAGAAGGTCGCGTTCGATCTACTCTCCGCGATCGCCGACCTGGGCGCGCCGGTTTACCAGCATGTGCCGGAAGACACGCCGCCCCCTGTCGTCATCATCGGCGATATCGAAGCCGCGCCGCTGGGCGGGAAGAATGATCCCGACCGCCTCGCCACGCTGTCGGTGATGACCGTCACGGAAGCGGAAGAGCGCAAGTCGCTGCTGCAGATAAAGGGCAAGGCCGAGGCGGCGCTGGATGGCGCGCAGGCTGAGCATGATGGCTGGACCCTGTCCTTCGCGTTCCTCGGCGCAACCGCCGTGCTGGACGCCGAGGGCGCTGGCTATGTCGGCGAGAGCCGGTTTCAGATCCTGGCGCTTCGCGCCTGATCGCATGTCCCGCGCGGACTAACCTGAAGGAGTGAACGATGGGCAAGAAATTGGGCAATGACTATCGGCTGTGGATCGAGAGCGCCACGCCGGGCACCTATAATGAGATCAAGGGCGGCACCTCGCTCAAGATCAACCGCACTTCGAACCTGATCGACACATCGACGAAGGACGACTTCCCCTATGGTACTCAGGCCCCGGGGCTGAAGGCGCTGACGATCGACAGCGAGATCTACCCCAATCTGCCCGATGCCAATGGCTTCACCAAGCTGGAAGCGGCAGCGGCAGGGAGCACTCCGATCGGCTTCCAGATCCGGAAGGGTGGCTCCGAGGGCGTGGAAGCTGACGTGGTGTTTGAAGCGTCCATGTATGTCGGCAACTTCAACACCGACATGGGCAAGAATGATGTCGTGAAGTGCGACTTCCAACTGACGCTGGCCGCCGCTCCGACGACGGATACGCTCGCGTGAACCGCGCGGCCAACAGTGAACGGGGTGAGCTCACGCTCACCCTGGATGGTGAGCCGGTCGGCCTGCGCCCCAGCTATGAGGCTATCCATGGCTTTGAACGCGCGACGGGCAAGGGCCTTATGGAACTCGCCCAGTCCGCGCTTGCCGGGACGCTCAGCGCGGGCGACACGGCCATCATCGCGTGCGAGTGCGTCCGTGCATGGGGCCGCGCCACGGAAAACAAGGGCTATGCCGGATCCAACCCGACCCGCATCGCCGAACTGATGATCGAGTCAGAGGGCGGCTTTTCCATGGCGCTATCTACGATTGCCGGCATGCTGGCGATGGCGACCACCGGCGGATACACCGCAGCGGGGGAACTGAAGCCGACGGCGACGAAGAAGACGACGGCGTCAGCCCCCGTCGTCGGCTGATGGGCCTTGCGGCCGCTGCCCTTCAATGGCGGCCTCATGAATGGTGGGCAAGCACGCCGCACGAGTTCTGGGCTGCCATGGAGGGATGGAAGTCTATGAATTGCGTGGATGATCGTGATAGGTGACGCCCGAAAGGGGAGTCGAAATGCCTGTCTATACCGTTGGTGTCGTTGGAGAATCTCACACCAATTTAGATGGCTCTAGCCGTCAGCTTGAGCTGGAGTGCTGCGAACGGGGGGAAGTGGTTCTCATCGAACCTGAACCCGAGAATGCCTACGATGCCAGTGCGCTCAAGGTGATGTCGAAACGTGGCGTCCAGATCGGCTACATCAATCGCGATCATAATGAGTGGATCGGTGAGAAGATTGCGCAGGGCGCGCAGATCAGTTCGTTAATCCATCGCATCACTGGTGGTACACGGTCAAAGCCGTCGCGCGGCGTCGTGCTGACCTTGGGCATCAATGTCGATTCGTTGGCTGACTTCGCCGAATTATTCGACGATGAGGGCGGCTATTATGATTGGCTCGACAGCGTTCGCGAAGCTCTGAACGACTGAAGGTTAGCCTTCTAAGGCAGCTTTCATGAGACGGCGGACAGCCTCGGGGCGGGTTGGCTGGTCAGGCTGAGCGGCAATCCACGTGTCTAGTTCGGCAAGGTCGTTAGGAGGCAGTCGGACGCCTACCGTGGTTGACCCTACAGCAGGGCGGCCTCTTTTTCTTTTAGCAGTTATTGCATCACTCATATTTTCTGCTTAAAGAAAAGGCGGGCCGGAAGGAAGCGGTAACTTCCAACCGACCCTGACCATCCACATGGAGGAACCCATGTCTCAGGCTGTTGCCGCCCCTAGCACGGGCGATCGTTACGTTACATCGGGAAATGTTGGCGAAGTTTCCCCCTCTCGCCGTGGCCTCTTGGCGGGCATGCTGCTCGCTCCCGTCGCGGCTGCCGTCCCTGCGACGGCGGTCGCCGCGCAATGGGAAGACCCTGTTCTGGTATCCCGCAGGGTTGATGCGATCTTCTGGGCTGCGCGCCAGCAATGGCTGGATATCCATGAGGACTGGATAGCCGACTGCGCGAACTATCAGGATCGCGACATGCCCGACGCGATCATGGATCGGTGGGGCATGATGCACGACGCCGCCGAATATGCGATGCTGACGGCGCGCATCACGACACTGCCCGCCCTTTACGCCAAGATGGAAGCGATCAAGGAACGGCCCGACGAATTTCTGCGGAATGAAAAGGACGGCACCACCGTGTTCGAGGCGGTGATGTGGGATGTCGAACGGCTGATGATGAAGGCGCATCTCGCATGACGGCGCTGGTGCAGGTTCGCGGCGAGGCCGTGCTGGCAAGCAGTCTGGACGTTGCGCGGTCCTTCGAGAAGCAGCATGCTCATGTGCTCAGGTCGATTGCCACCCTCCTCAAGGCCCGCCCCGATCTACAATCCAATTTTGGATTGATGATCGACAGCTTTGAAGCGGGCAAGGGCTCAACCCGCCAGCGCCATTATTACGAAATGGACCGCAAGGGCTTCACCCTGCTGGCCATGGGCTTCACCGGCACTCGGGCGCTGGAATGGAAGATCGCCTATATCGACGCCTTCGATCGGATGGAGGCAGCGCTGCGGTCGGCGGTCAATGACGACGGTCGCGATGATCTGCTGCCCGACGAATCGCCGCTACTGGAGCATGTACGGGGCGACGATCTGGAGCGTAAGTTGTCGCTAGCGCGGGAAATCCGCCTTGCCTACGGACGCCCTGCGATCCGGCGCATGTGGAACAGCATCGGCCTTCCTCCGGTGGAGCCGGATGACGAAAGCGAAGAAGTCGATAATGTGCCGTCGTCGGTCGTCGCCTGGCTGAATGAGCGGACGGAGCGCGCGCCGGGGCACAAGATCAGGACGCAAGCCCTGTTTCATGACTTCCGGCGCTGGTGCGTCGAGCAGGGCGAAGAGGATATGAGCATATCGGCCTTTGGGTGGGCGCTTCGTCGCGCAGGCCATCGGTCGCGCATGTCGAACGGCTCCTACCGAATCGGACTGAAGCTGAGGGACTGAACCGCCGCAGGGCGGGTTCCGTCGATCGAAGAGCATTGCAGGCTGCCGGGTTCCCCGGTGGCCCATTTGTCGTGGAGTGAGCATTGGCCACTGATGTGAAAGACCTGTTGCTGCGCATCGACGCATCGACCGAACTGTTGCGCAGGAACATGTCGGCTGCCGAGAATGTCGTCGGTGACTTCGAGAAGGTGGTCGAGCGCGAACTCGACAAGGTGGAGCAGCGCTTTTCGCAGCTGAAGGGCGCGGGTCTCTCAAATTCGCTGCGCGCCATCAAAGAGGATTTCCGGAAGAACTTCACGGACATCCAGAAGATGGCAGCGCAGGCGATCGAAGCGCCTCGCCTGAAAGGTGGCGGGCTCGACCTTGGCGTCGGCGACGCAAAGGCGGCAGCGGCGGCGGCTCAACAGCAGGCGGCTGCCCTGCGCCTGATCGCGGATGCGGCCGAAAGGGCCGCACTCGGCGAGAATGAACTCTCCCGCGCCACCGACATTCAGGTTCGGGCCGCTCGCGCCGCAGCAGCACAGGCCGAACTGCAAGCGCGGCAGCTGGCGGAGCAGGCAGGCGCACTGGAGCGGGTCCAAATCGAGGCTAATCTCGCGGCCGCAGCCACGGGACAGTTTCAGGGCGCAGGCCGTAAAGCGGCTGCGAGCGCGGGTGAGCAGAAGGCGGGCTACCAGCAGCTGTCCTTCCAGATCAGCGACGTCGCCACGCAATTCGGCATGGGTGCGAAGCCCATGCAGATCTTCGCGGGGCAGGCTCCCCAGGTGGTGCAGGCGATCGGCATGATCAAGGGCGAAGCGTCGGGGCTGATCGGCTTCCTGGCGGGCCCTTGGGGTGCGGTGATGTTAGGTGCGGTCACCATCTTGGGCACGCTTGCGCTGGCGGATGACAAGGCCGCTCAGGCGAAGAAGGGTCATAAAGACGCTGCCGACGATCTTCGCGATGCCGTCGATCGGCTGAACAGCGCCCAGCGATCGGCGTCCGAAGCCACGCGGCAAGGTATCATCGACACCATCAATCAATCCCGGGCTTATCGCCAGCTGGCGCTCGATGCCCGCAAAGCTGCTCTCGCTGAATTGGAGAAGGCGAAGGCAAAGCTAGATGCCGACACGCGACTGCGTGCGGCTCTGCGTAAGGGTGACGAACTCACGACCAGCGTTCTCAGTCCTGAAGATGCTTCGTTAAAGGCGCAGGTCGATGCGCTCGAAAAGCAAGTCAAAGAGCAGAAGGTCAAAATCTACGAGTCGAGCAATGCCATGCTCGCCGGCCATGCGCAGCTGATCCAGCGTGACGTCGCGGCCAGAAATGATCCGCGCACTGGTGTGGAGCAACGGTTCGCCGATGCAAACGAAACGGCTTGGCGCTCTTTCCAGCGGACGGGGGATCGCTCCGCATATGATGCTGCTGTCAATCGCAACACTCAGACGCGCGATGCCTCGCTCAAGCTGCTCGAAACGCGGAACAAGGGCGATCGATCAGAGCGGGCGGCGGCGCGTCGTGCTGCCCGATCGGATGCGCGTTATGAGGACGATAGGGATAATTTCGCGGTCGCCGGTCTGCGCGCCCAGGCCGATTATAGTGGCGAGATCGACGATCGGCTGAAGGCAGAACTGGCCGCGCTCGACGCCCAGCTTGAAAGCTACAAGCGCCGGCTCGACCTGGACGAAAACCTCTCCTCCGCCCAGCGCAGCGAACTGGTGGCCGCGCAGGCTGCCGTGGTCGCGCAGGAAAAGATCAACGCCGAACGGAAGGCGGCCGACGATCGGGCCCGAGAACGGTTCGAGCTGGAGACCGCCGCCAACAGGGCAATGCAGGACGTGCTGGAGTCGCAGCTGGATCTTGCCATGGGCCGCAAGGAAGAGCTCGCAATCCAGCGGCGGATCCTGATGCTGAAGCAGAGTCAGGAGCGCGCGGAACAGGAGGCCGTGCTGGCGAGCCAGACCGCGACCGCCGCTCAGAAGAAGATCGCCCAGGCGGCGCTGGTGCAGCTGGATGCGAAGCAGGCGGCCGAGCAGGCATCCCTCAACCTTCGCTATGCCAGCCCATTGGAGCAGTATCAGCGGAGCATCGCTCAGACGGGTGCGAACCTCGACGATGCCTTCGAGAATATCGGGGTCAGCGCGCTCGACGATCTGAACAATGGCCTGGTCGATGCGATCATGAATGCGGGCGATCTGGGCGAGGTGTTCTCAAACGTCGCCCGCAGCATTGTCGCTGACCTCATTAAGATCGCCATTCAGCAGACCATCGTGGCCAATCTCACGCGGGCGCTGGGCGGTCTGTTTGGCGGCGGCGGCGGCGCTGTCGCCAGCATGCCGACGTCGGTGCCGCAATACACCCTGCCCAGCCTGCCTCCCGGTTTCGCGTCGGGCGGCTATACGGGGAACATGCCGGTCAACCAGGTCGCTGGCCTGGTCCACGGGCAGGAGTTCGTCTTCGACGCGGAAGCCGTCAAGCGGATCGGTCGCGGGCAGCTGGAGGCGATCCGCAACGGCAGCTTTAGGGCACCGCGGATCTCCGCCGGCACGCTGCAGGCGGCATCGGGCGGTGGTGCTGTCCGGGTCCACCAGATCTCCGGCAATGCCGCCGTGTCGATCGTTGAAAAATCCGCGCCAGTTGTGGTCGCCGCATCGGTCGGCCAGAGCAGGAGCGATGCGATGCGGGCGGGTCGCCGCCGCATTCCGGGGAGAGGTTGATGGCGTCCATATTGTTGCCGACATCGCCGGGCCCGCGCGCGGCGAAGATGAACCTCATGTCGTTCGGGACCATTCTGACGCCGTTCCTGGGCGGGCCGACGCAGAGGATCAACCGGCTCGGCACCCGCTGGTCGATGCTGGTGTCGATGCCGCCGCTAATGGCCGACCCAGATGGCCGGATATGGGCCAACGCGCTCGCGCAGGCGGTCGAAGCCGGTGCTGTCATGCCGATCGTGCAGGACATCGATACGGGCACACCCGGCACGCCCGTCGTTTCGGCGAATGTGGTGAGCGGGTCGATCCTGCCGCTGTCGGGAATGACACCGGGCTATCAGCTGCGCGCGGGGCAATTCGTTTCGATCATTCATGGGGGCCGTCGCTATGTCTATGCGATCAGGGAAGCCGTGACGGTTGGCGCGGGTGGCACGGTCAGCGCGTCGATATTCCCGCTGCTGCGCACCGCACTGTCCACCGGCGACGTCGTGGAAATCGCCACGCCCATGATCGAAGGCTGGATCGATAGCGCCTTCGGGTGGGATGTGCTGCAAACGCCGATGATCCAGATTCCGGACTTCACCATAGTCGAAGCCGCGTAGCGCGTTAGCTCGCGCTACCGTTTGTCACGCTGGGCTGCCGATCAGTGGCCCTTTCTCATTTCGGGGGCACCCGTGGATCCTACTCTTAAAAGTGCGTTGGCTCAGCCCAGCGTGCTGCTCTTTGGCGCGCTCAGGATTGCGCTGCCGACATACACCATCCGGCTGCTGGATGGGTCGGGCACGCTCCAGATCGGCGGCGAGACCTATACCGGCTGCGACGAAGTATTCGGGACGATCGCCGAACTCTCCGAGCTCAGTGAAGAGATCGGCGACCAGGCTCCGGAAATCACGATCAAGCTGTTTCCGCCGAATGTGAGCGCGGCCGCGACGCTCGCCAGTCCGGACATGCAGGGA